ATGTACTCAGCGAGTTCTACGACACCCTCTTGTGTTGTAATTATTTTATAGTTTTTTTCCATAATGTAACAATACTAAATATAAATGAAAAAACCAACCTTTTTAGGGTTGGCTTTCTTAACTTGTTGATTATCAGCTAGATTATTTCAGATCGTCAGGACTTGTATAAACCTTTCCTTTTTCTAATCTGTAGGTTTTACTAGTAGCTTTTTTATTAAGCTCTAATTCTTTTTTATCAACACGGTCGATATTGTTTGATATAGCTTTTAGTATTGCATTTTGATAAGTTTGTAAAGTTCCTCCTTGAGTTGCGCTTACTTTTCCTTTAGCAAAATTAACTGAGATGAGTGGATTTCCGCCAAATGAAGGATCATTAGTTGGTAAGTTGTCAAAGGTGATTTGATACTTATTGTTACCAACTTTAACTAGTTGATAAGTACCTTGATATACAACCTTTTCTGAAGCGTCTATCTCATTTATTAGTTGACGTGCCTCTTCTTGAATTAGTTTTCTAAATTCTGTTATTTTCATACTCTTTTTTGACCCCCCTCTATCTTGTCAAGTGTAGATTTACTTAGGATATAATAATCTTGAGAGGGTGAATCCCAATAAAATGCCTTTCCTTTTTTGGACCAATACATTCCACCCACAGTTAATTGGTCGCTTTGGTATTGCCATCCTAAACCACCGTCAAAAGTTTTTCTATACTCAGGTTGCTCATAGAAATCGTATAGTATTTTTCCTTTTTCAGTCTCATCCCCCTTCCATTTTCCACTTGCACCACCTTTATATTTTGGAATGACAATTATGTTTTCAGCTGGAGTGTTAAGCATTTGCGGAATAACCCTCAGAAAAGCGCGTTGATTGTCAACGTTAAGGTCTCCTACAAGATCTGTAAAGGTTTTTGGGTCATCATCTCCTTCTTTAAGTACTTTTCTAATCTCTTCTTTGATTAATTTTCTAAATTCCGTTAGTTTCATTTTTTACTGTTGTTAGGGTTAATTTATTATAAATAGTCATCCTCTATTAAAAAAAGTCTTTTTTGCAAGTTTTTTTACAAGATTGTCTTAAAAATTCCACATTAGTTTTAACCAAATCCATATCTATTTTTGACATATCATAAGTTTCTAAAAAATCATGTGGGGTTGGTATACGAGTAGTATGATCCTTTTCAAAATCTTGACCATGGGCAGCTGCAAGTATTGGAAAAACTGAATCTGTACTTCTCATTGCTGGATGATCATAGTAGGCAAATTCCAGTGGAGAGCCTTGACCTAAACAGTGAATTGGCTTAATTAACAAACCTTTTTCTTTGAGATAATCATAGGCCATATGTCTTGCTTCCATTATGTTTTGATCATCTTTCCAATTGTCAGGAAACCAAGCTTGTGGTATTGCAATCTTAGAGAATCCAATAGTACTAATCCAATCTTGTTTAAGGCCCCACTCATATGCCTCTAACCAATCTTCTTTAGTTTTACCTTGAGGACAAAAGAAGATATCAATAGTTTCTAACAAACCTTCTGCTTCCATACGGTCTTTAAACTTAATAGCATTTTCAATAGTTGCAGTCTTATCAAACAAAACATCTGGTGCAATTACTTCGCTTGGCATTAATTCATGACAAACTTGTATTAATACGTCTTCGGTTACTAAGGCTCTTTCAGCAGCTGAGCAATCTAGCGTTATCCATCTATCAAGATTTTCGTCTATTTGTTTGTAAAAAAAATCTCTATACTCTTGGGACTTCATCCAAAGATGTGCAAGAGCAAATAGCCTATCACCTAACTTCATAGGTTCAAGATTGCTTAAAGGGGAAATTACATAAATATCCATCATGTTTTATTGTTTGTTTAATTGTTTGTGTTCATATATTTGTTTTATTATACGGAAAAAATCTTGTTCTGGCAAATCCATTTTCATTATGTTAATTATTTTATGTACCCATTGCACATTACCTACTATATAACCCTTCGAGGAGTCAATACGATCGAGAGATGCTGTGCTGATGTCTTTAGCTCCAACCGTTCCTACTCCCTTTTCTGAAAATTCTATTAGCATTCCTGATATTGCACATAGTCGATTTTGCTGCTCATACAGCTCATAAAGATATTGAGGCTCAACTGCCCACTCCTTTTTTCTTTTATGAGCTCCTGCTTTGTAGCGTTGAATGTCCATCATAGGAATGCAACCAACTTTATTTGTGTAATAACCCTGCAGTCTACACTTATCACACTGCTTTGACAAACCTCGAGTAATGTGTGATGTTCTTACGTACTTAACTGTACCGCACTCACATCCGCACTTATAACGTCGCTCTTTTAGAGCTCCACTTTTATCATACACATACAGATAATCAATTACATCTAAAACAGTCCATTTACCAAATTGCTTGCCTACAAAAATATCCGCTTTTGGCTTTCTTGCATAGCAACTCGGACACTGTCTTGTTACACCTCTTAACAAGTCCGTTTGCCGTTGTTGTTTTTCATAACCGCAATCACATACACAATCAATTTTTTGAGCAGTGTGCGTTTGCCTCACAGTCCAGTGATAAAATTTATCACCAGGCTTTACTTTAATTGTAGAAATGTCAGCCATATAAGGTTCTTTTTATATAAATATAGCTGACATTCCCCAAACAGCTGTTTATAATCTACTATTGTTGATGAGAGCAAAAAGCTCTTGGCGTGTGCCAATTTCATTAGTCCAGAAATATCCACTCATCTGACTCGTTTTCATAATGCTATCTTGTTTAATACCTCTGCATTTTACGCAGTTATGTTGGCTTTCTATAACTACTGCCACACCACGATTACCAATGCACAATTTATCAACATGGTCGTGTATTTGTTTTGTTAAGCTCTCTTGAATATTTGGCCGACGTGCATAGAAATCAACAATGCGATTAAGTTTGCTTAAGCCAATAACCATGTCAGTGGTTTCCTTGCCGGCTATATATGCAACATGACACACACCATGAAATGTTAAATTATGATGAGCACAAAGGCTTGTAACAGGTATCCTAGTTTGACATATAATACCAGTATATCCTTCATCGTTTGGAAAAGCAGTGATCTCTGGTTCTTCACTTACTGAGCCTGCTATTAGGTCATTAATCCAAGCTTTTGCTACTCTTTTTGGAGTATTAGCGCTATGTGGATCTTTTGCCCAGTCAAAACCTAATGCATTCAAAAACTTACCATAATAAATGGCAGCTTGTTCAATCATCTGTTGTTTTTCTTCTTCTGTGCGAGGTAAGTTACCATTCGCTTTGGTTAATAGTTTAATTTCTTTCATGTTAGTTATGTATAATTTGTAAACGATTTTTAAATATAGTAAAAATATTTTGGCATTCCAATTCTATGGGTTTGTTGTCAGCTATTTCAAAAGGTTGTACGTCCTTTTTATCTTTTCTTGATTCATACCTTCTTTTTCTTTCTTCAACGGGAACTTCTAGCCATATCATTTCTACATCAGGAAACTCTGCTAAAATAAAGTCTACTATTGTAGATTGTCTAATTCCATCCACTACTACATGCGGATATTGTTCTGCATAGTGGTATAGATTCATGCAGATGGATCTTGCAATTTCTAGATCTAAATGCATTGAATCTTGTAGTTTGTCTCGATCTGTTGTTTCTAAAATACCTTTAACAATATTAGATACAACTATTCGTTTGGCATCGGGATACATTGTGGACTTACCACTACATATTCTACCAAACAATAAAGTGATTTTGTTTGTTGTCATAACCTAAATGTAAGAAATATAATTGAAATTTACAACTTTATTTTTTAGATAAATAATAAACTATCTCACCATCCTCTTTTTTAGTATGTAAGTTGTATTTACTACCTATTTTATTCTTTAAAGATGCCCAAGCTTTATCTGCTTCTGCGGATCGAAATGCTGAGACAATTGTTATTGTTGGATATTTGTCTAGTAGTTGGAGTATGGCTGTATGATAATATCCTTTACCACGGTGAGTTGGATCTATTTCCGCTCCTATTATGGTCCATACTTTACCATTATCATAAGTTTCTAGATCAAAATGACCTACCTTCTTTTTTGATTGGTCTAAGATGTCAACACCCATAGTGTCATTATCTTTATTAGTTACCTTGATATCTTCTAGTAGTTGTTTAAGCTTTATCATGCTTATAAATAGTCTCAGATCTCTATAATACCCCAAAATTCATTATCTTCTGATACTGCACACCTACAAAGATTAAATTCCTTTAATAATTCTTCGGCTAGTGTTTCACAAGATTGACCAATAAAGTTGCAGCATTTGTACTTTTTATCATAATATTTAGCACCAATATATTGCTTTATTTTATGCTTAAACTCTATAAATTCAATGTCCCTATCTCCATGGGAAACTTCTGCTCTGCAGTAGAAAATAAAGGTGTGTCTGTGTGGATATTTTAAGTATTCAACTTCTTCAATATTGCAAGTTTCCCATGCATGAAGTCCTTCCACTTCTAGTTTTATTTCTATGTATTTTTTCATAACTATAAGATACAAAAAAAGACCTGCATTTGCAAGCCTTTTACTTTTTGTTTGATTCTAAAGATTGTGTTTTTGTAAAAGTTCTTTAAGCTCTGCTAGAACTTCTTGGCTCATCTCCTCATCATAGCTCTCAGGATTCTCTAAAGAGTCTATGTAAGTGTTTGCTCGATCAACTACCTTATTGTAAACATCAATTAGTTGTTTAGTTTTTTCTACTCCTTTACGCGTAACCATTATATCCTTAGAAGAAAGATAGGATGGGTTTACTTTTTTTTGTTTCTTGGTCAAGGCTATTGTAATGTTTTTTGATGCATTATCTATTTCTTGCTCAAGCTTTGTTAAGATTGGAGTGAGAGTGTTTTTAAGCTCTTTTGCAGACACATTAGGTTTAATTTGTGTTTGCTCTTTTAAAGATTTTTCAATCTCTTCGCGAACTATCTTTTTAAATTCTGATGCTTTCATTAAGGATCTGTTTATTATAAATAGTTTTGTGTTAGTAAAAAACTACTTCACATCTTTGCTTTTTTGGAACTGGCCATTATAAGCTTCTGAAAGATGATTTTCAAAGATTATCACCTGAGCAATTCTAGCTCCCTTTTCAATCATGATTGGTTTTGTTGCAATAAGTACAGCACCCATTTCTTCCACCTCAAAGTTTGGATCATAAACACCTGAAGTAATGATTCCACCATTTCTTAATACTGAGCTTCTGTGTCTAATAAAAGCTGAATGATTTAGGTCTAACTTAATTCCCTGCTCAAAAGTGATTGAATAGGTATCAGGTTCTAGTTTAAATAGAAACTTTCCAGTTGGAGTTTGAATTGGTAATACTGGTGTATAATCTTCTACTACCGTTTTATCTGATAGTACCATTCCACCGTTGATTCGTTTAATTTCTTTAACAGTTAGGTCATACCCAACTTGAGCCTTTGCTCCAAGTCCCTTTGTATCAAGAAACTCTGTAATTTGGTCTGCGTTTAGTAACATATGTTTTTATTTGATTTATATTAATATCCACAATATTATTGTAATTTGCAACTAGGAAATCCAATAAGTCTAAGTGGGCAAAGCTGTCTGGGCAGAGCCCTATTATGTGTAGTAGTTCGTGCATTTATACCCCTGTTTTTTTATTCCAAATTGTAATGTGCAATCTATCACTAAATCTCACACCCTCTCTAATAGCAACGTCTGCTGCCATCTCTCTTGTTTTACACAACTCTTCTTGGTTTTGTCCTTCTGGCATTAAGATGATTTGCTTCCTTTGTATCAAACCCGAATCAAGATAATCCTTTTTAATTTCCTCCCAATCAGATTCTTGAGCAACCACAAACTTAAACCATGTATTTGGTCTTTGTGCAAGATCCTTAATAACTTCTGGCTTGTATCTTGCTCTTTCTTTCATTCCTGAGTTAGCTAACTTTGGACTATTGTTCCAGCAGTTAATAAGAGCTGCTAAGTCTGCGTCTGGCATTAGCACACTTTCATTTTCAATTTCGGTGTAGGGAAAGAAAGAATACCTATGATAGAATGCTTCCAAGAATGCTACCAATCGTCTTTGTTGTTTTAATGGAGATCCTCCAGTTAAAATTAAATGTTGACCATTACGAAACTTTGCAATAAGATCAATCTTTTCAAACATTTCAAAGATTTCCTCAAAAGAATACTCATTTCCATGAGGCCATACATCTAAAGTATCACACCAAACACATTGCAAAGTACAACCTTGCAACCTAATAAAAGTTGATAATACTCCTGCATTTACTCCTTCTCCTTGGATAGTGTCTGCAAACATTTCAGCTATGATTAGCTTTTCATTTCCCTCTACTTTTTTAGAGAAAGTTGGTTTTTGTTCAATTAATGTAACTGGCATATTTATTTATTCTTAAAGTAAACGTCCAAAAAAGTTTTAGGATACCTCATGATTTTTCCAGTATATTTTGGAGTTGTTACTTCGTGTGTCTCTACTGGTACTTTTGCTGCTATAGAAGCTTGGTAAACTGCTTTACCTAACTCTGATCCTGCTGCTTTTCCTAGATACTCATAAAGAGACATCACTTTTACGTCTTCGGTTGTTGTTTTTGTATACATATTAATTTTCTTTATAGGTTGCTGAGTTTTTTTCGTGTTCATATACTTCTACTTTGATTGCTCTCACTCTACCATCTGTTTCTTTTTTAAGAAAGGTGTTGATAATTTCAAAAAGATATTTTGCAAATTGTTCACATCCAGTTGCTGGAAGCACTCTAAGTTGAATAATACCATCTTTGTTCATTTGTCTAAAGGTTTCTAGGTATGGATCATCTTGAGCTATTATGGTTGTGTGATCTAAAAGATAAGTAAAGTAGTCTTTGGGAGACATACCATGTATTTTTGTTTTAGCTCTTTTGAATAAACCAAAATCAGCTACCCAGTTTCTGTAGTCTAGATCACCCTCGAAGGTTATGTCAAAGTAGATGCCATAACCATGCAGGTAAGAACAGTGTGTGTCCTTAGCTTTCCATTGTCTAAAGCATGTCGAAAACCCGTCAATGCGCTTTTTACTTCTAAAATTTCCCATGTTATTTTATGATATTTAATGTTTCTAATTTATTCAAATCCCAGGTAATAACCTCTTCTAATGCATAAACTCCATATCCCGCCTCTCCAAAACTGCGTCCTATATGGTTTCTGTCGTGTTCTTTTAGAAGATGGTCTGTTGCGGCAACTGCGACCTTTGTTATTTGTGTGTCTGGGTTAAGACATCTTTTGCGTAATGTGCTCATATCTATCTTTATAGTGTTTCGTGCCGTTAATAGTGAGGAATAGTTACCTACTGGTGTAATGTATATATACTGTGCTTTTGCTCCTATTTTTAGAGCGTCCTGCTGAAATTCGTCTATATCACAACTACCTCTCGTACCCGTTCTTAAGTCTAGGTAGCTTACAATTCCAGTTGGAGACTGCCGCTTTTTCCTCTTCTTTAGTTTAATTTTAAGTTCTATCAAATCTTCTCCATTTAATCCACCGTAAGTGTTTCCACCCTCCCCACCAGCTGCTATGTTATAGAAATGTGGGCTATCTACAGCATTTAATAAGTTTATCCATTTTTTTTCACCAATACGGCAATCTTCAACGCAATTATATCTTTCAAGAATTATTCGAGTGAAGTTTTCTTTTCCATACTTATGTACAGCTCTTCTAAGCAACTTACCAGATCCTAAATAGCTATGCTGCTCAGAGCTTTCATACTTACCAACATAACTCTTACCATTTACCAAGCATACGGTTAAATATACAAACATACTTTGTTTTTATATAAGTATCACCAAATTCGCAAAAACGGTAGTTTGGCAGTTGAGTACCCATCGAATAATTTAGTTGATTGATATTTCATAATTAATTGTTTGTTTTTTGTTTATTATTAAATATAAGCAAATCAATTGGATAAAACAACAAAGCTCCAATAAAATTACTTAAAAGTAGTGCTGGGAGTGTTTCTAATTTTAATATACTGTGGCATAACTCTAAGCTTGGCCAAATGATGATAATGCCCACTTGCCACTTAAAGTGATATAATCCTATTGTTTTCCAATTCCAATTTTTAATTTTTTTGAGCATAATATTCTCTTGCTAATAGTTTATAGTTTTGATAAAACCCTAATATGTCACAATCTTTTGATAGTTCTAAGGACTCTTCCCATAAATCAACTTTAAACTCACGCAATAAGCTTTGTTGTAAATTAAACAACAATCTATTTTCTTCTTTTATGTGATCTTCCATTAATTTATTATAGCGCTTTCTGTATCTTTTCTCTACATCTAGTAGCGCATATTTTAAACTATCAGAATAACCTACCCAACTTGCTTCTAGTTTTTGCTTTTCTTTTTCACATAAAGAAAGTTCAAAATTAGCCTGATTAAAATAATCGGAGTAATTATAATCTCCGTGTTCTATTTGTTGTAAAAGAAATGATTTATTCTTTAGGGCTTCCTTCTTCTGTAGGGGCTTCTGCTTCCTGCTTCTCCTCCACCAATTGAATCGACTCATGTTTTGTTTCTTCTATAATTTGTGCTTCTTCTATTAATCTACAGAAATAAAGTATCCCTTCCTTTTT